TAGGGGCCTCATTAATTTGAGGGTGGCCATGATTGGCTGATTTATCCAGTGCTAGATGGCAATCTAGGTGGCTGGAATTACTTGTCTCTTGTCTTCCACATATTTGGAAGGAGAGTAATTGCTAATCCTACAGCTAAATTTAATTTAGGGTCTTCTATCATTAACTGTTGAAATTCTTTTGGATCTTCATTAAAAACTTTGCGTAGTGTGTATGCAGATATTCCTGTAATTGCTGCAGCTTTTTTACCATAAAATTTTGCAAAGTTTCTAAATTGATCATCATCTTTAAAATATTTTGAAGCATTAGCCATATTTACTTGAAAGGCTCCATAGTCTTGTGATTTTTTATTTATTAAATCTTTGCCTCCTCTGCTTTCTATTTTTGCAAAGTATTCAAACACGTTTGGATTATATATATTTAATGATTTTAATTCACTATCAAAAGCTGGCATAACTTCTCTTATAGCTTCAGATATACCGGGTTCAAGGGCATGTACAGTACTATCTTCTAAATGAGTCATCCACCCTCCTTTTTTATTTTTATAATCTCTACGATTACCTTCTTGTGTTTTTGCTTTTGTTTCTGGATTCCAGTATAAAGAATACACTTCTTTAATTTTATCCATATCCACTTCATTTATCATTTCTTCTTCTATAAAAGGAGTAGTTGTTTTCATAACTTCTTCACGTATCATCTCATCTTCAACCGGAAAAGGACCTTTGTTTCTATCTATAACTTTTTGTACGTTAAGACCTTTAGCTGCTGCCATAACAGGCTGTTGTGGTTGCATAGCAGTTGGTTGTTGTTCTTGCTCTGCTAACTTTTCTTCTGTCTCTTTCTTACCACGATTATTTATTTTTTCTAGTTTATCATATCCAATTATGTTTGCTAACACATCAGGAATAACTACTTCACCATTTGATACAAGTATATCCTCTGCACCTGTAGCAGATTTACCAAAGTCTAATTTTGCACCTTGTTTTTCTGCATAGGTTTTTGCATTCTGTATCATGTCATTTATATCTTGTAAACCAGCATGTCGTACAGCTGCTGCATTTATTACAAAGCCATCACTCTTAACAGGAACGTCATCTCCTACTCCAGACCCATCTGCTCCGGGTTGATCTACTACTCCTGCTGGCCCAGCTGGTACAACTCCACCAACTGCCATGCCTTTTTTTAAATATTGTTTAATACCTTCAAATTGATCTTTGTATTGGTTATGAAATACTTCACCTTTTCCATCTTTTCCTTGCCAACTTGGATCATAATGTTTTCCGGCTATAGGATCATCTTTAAATTGATAAGCTCTTATCCATTCATCCATTGCTGATGCATCTATAAAATGGTCTACATCTCTCGTATCGTTATAAGGACCTTTATTATTTACAGGATCTTTATATCTTCCTTTTCCTATATATGCTTCTTGCCTATTTTTATTCATAGTCCTTTGTCTTTTTTCTTGAAACCCACGAAAGTTTTCATCTTCTCCTAATGTTTCTCTAAGGCCTAACCACATCTTTCTAAACTCTGGGTCTTTATCTTTCATATGGTGTAGAGTTTCCCCTGCTATAGTAGAAGCAATTTCTTCTGGTGTTTTAGAATCTTTTGGATTTATCTCTATAGTATGTTTTCCTCCATACATATCAGCATCTTCATAGTCACCAGAACGGTATTCTGAATGTCCTGCCATGTTTGGATTCATAACTATATTTAAACTATCTAAATATTTTGCTTGTCTTGGATGCTTTTTTCTCACAATAGCATATGCTTGTTCCATATCTGTACTATAAGTAGTGCTACTACGAGCATAACCACCTTCTGCCATCATTTCAGGAGCATTCTGAGGCATCTGTCCTTCTACAGGCATAGGAGGTACACTAGCTTCACTTTGCATGTATTCGGGCATCATAGCACCAGAACCTTGCTCAGAGGGCATTCCCTGCTCATCTGTGGAGGGCATTTCTTGTCCCAACTGTGCTAAAAGTTGATCTACGTCTTGTTCGGAAGGAATTTTTCCAGTTTCAGCTTTTATAGACAGCATCATAAACTTTTCAGCATAAGGAGCAAGGTTAGCCATCTCATCCATTTCTTCTGGAGTTAAATTTTGTTGTATACGACCTGCTGCATCCTGAGCATCTGTTATAGGATCACCTTTTGTCATAAATTCAAAGTCAAGACTATTCATATCTAGTCCAGCACCTTGAGCAGCTTTCATATTGTCGGGTTGTCTCATTAGTAGTATTCCTATTAGTAGTACGTTACGAATAAAAGTTAGTGCTAAATTCAGTAATATCATTTTCAAAATCTTGTTGAGAAGCAAAACCGTCTTTTAAACCGGTATTAACATTTATATTATTAGATGAAGGAGTTCCAGATACAATCTTTTCTCCGTTAGGTCCTACATATTCAAAAACTTCTCTTAACCATTGATTAGCAGTTGATGACCCATTTCCTACACTATCTATTCTTTCTAGTAAGCTGTGATTGGTTCCGGGAGCTCTATCACCTGTTGGTTTATATTTTTCAAAACCTCCTGATCCTGTAGCAGCTTTTATAAAAGTTTCTTCGTTTACATCTACATTGTACCTGTCGGCAAAGGCATAAAGATAATCTATTTGTTTTTGAGCTTGTCCTTGTACGTGTTTAGGATCATATCCATTATATCCCCAAGAGTAAGGTGCTGTTAAACGTAGAGTATCATTTTTTACTGCTTCATCAAATTCAGGAGTACCAGCATTTAACCATGCAGTTTGATCTGAGTCACTAGGCATTCCTGTCGTATTTGTTTCTGTTTTATTTTTATCAAGAATACCTTGTGAAGTAACTCTAAACTCTACACCACCCATAGGATGTTTATAACCACCACCTCTCATCCATTTTCCAAATCCTCCCCAACCTGTTAGCATTTTTATTCCTTCATAAAGAGCTACGTAGGGAGCAAGAGCTGGATTTAACAATGCTGCTGTTTGCAAAGTTCCTGAAACTTTTCCTTCAGCTGTACCTGAATCAAAAGATTGTTTTATACTATATATTTGAAGTATTTGGCTTCCTGCTTTAAGAGCACCAGACCAACTTGAACCTGCAGTAGCAGCAGATCCTCCTCCGGCTCCTACTGTTGCTCCATAACCTACTGATCCCATAGAAGCAGTTCCTGCTCCTGCTCCTGCTAAATTAGCACCATATCCTACTCCTGCTCCATAACCTATTGGAGTAGCACTTGATGTGGCAGAACCTAAATAAGGTGCACCTGTTAACCCTGTACCTTGTCCTGCTAATGAAGCTGGTGGAGCTGAACTTAAACCTATACTGCCTTGAGTTGCTGTAGTGCCTAAACCTGTTGAAAAAGGCTTTGTGTAAGTAGATAAATTTACTCCTGCACCTGAATATGCTCCATATTGTGAACTAGAAGAAGTTGTAGTAGTGTTTTCTCCATTATAAGAAGGGTTATCAAAAGAATAATAAAGTTCTTTACCTGCATCATAGGTTTTTTTATATTTTTCAAAATCAATACTCCCTGAAGGAGGTGGTGCTAATTCATCATCATCTATAGAACCTGTTGTCATAGTAGAAGAACCACCTCTTTCATATGGAGCTATAGCTGGTACATTACTTACACCTATACCTGTCCTTTGAGGCATTTCTGCTGTTATAGAGGCTACGTCTGAACCAAAAGGACCTAATGCATTTAGTTGTGCATCTACTCCAAAAACATTAGTTCCTAATTTTTTACGTTCTTCTTCTTTTTCTTGATCTGTAAATAACATAACAGCATCGGAAATATTAGTATCTAATGCTTGACTACCTCCGGGTACGTCTATATTTTGTACGTCTTCTTCTATTTCTGGTACTTCATAGCCTTCAGGCTTAGTAAGATCAGGATCATACAACCCTTGTTCGAACCCAGCAGTAAATTGATCTGTAGGAGCAGATATTTTTTTATTACGTAATGCAGATACACTAGAAGTAAAAAATACATCATCAAGGTTAGTGTTAGTAGCCATTATTTACTTTCTTTTCCTTTTTTCATTTCATCATAATTATTCTTCAAGTTGAGAAGCATTGCCAGCAAACTGGCTCTCCCCTGCAGCCGGTACACCTCCAGTTCCGATGGTGCCATTACCAGAGCCTGTAAGGTCTGATGGTTGAGTGCCTTGAGCAGGTTGTTGAGGGGCTCCCATGTTTGAGGATTGCCCACTATTGGAGACAGGGCCTTGAGGGCCTCCTGATTCTGGTTGTTGTTGTTGTTGTTGGGCATCTGGTTGCATTCCTTTCAGCATTTCAGCATAAATCTGTGCTTGGTTCATATCATTAACAAGACTATCTGGATCTATATCTTGAGAGATAGCTAATTCTTTTATAAGGTTAGGTATTTTAATAAACGGAGCAAGCATAGGGTTTGCTACTGTTTGTAGTAAGGCTGTAAGACGTTGAGAACGAACTTCTTTTTGCATTACAGAAGCTACACCTTTTGGTTTAATCTCAAGATCACCTTCTGACTCAGGTTCATCTTCATTAAACTGCATGTTCCATTGAAAAAAAGCTTCTCCTATTGGTTTAAGAAGATGGTCATCAATGTTTTTAATAACAGTTTTAATAGACAGTCCAGCTGATCCTAATAGCATAGATAATCCAGCTGCTGTTCTTCCTGTACCAGTAACACCAGTTTGTCCATGCATTATACTAGGTATACCAGTTTCTTCGTCAGCAAGCTGTCTTGCTTTATCATACATCTGTATATTCTCACCTGCTGTGTTAGGAAATTTTATGCCATTTATTGCAGTTCCTGTAACACCAGATTGTCTTCTAAATATTTTGCCCGGAAATATGTCATAGTTTTGTCCGGGTACCAAAGATGTTTCATCTACATCAAAAACCATGTTTCCTGCTAAGGATAAGTTATCTATAGCCATACGAACATGACCATTCATAAGCATCTGTGCATCTTCCATGTTTTCTGGTATGCCAATACCCCATATTTGATAAGGGCTTATCTCATAAGGAAATATTTGATAAGGAATACGCATTGGTGTAAATGGATTTATAACAGCTCGTAATATTTGTCCACCACATATCCATACGTTTACTTGAACTTGTGATAGATTATCTCCTTCAGGAGCATCCATTCCTATTTCTTCCATAAAAGAAGAGTCTACACATCCCCAGTACTCAAGAACTTCAAATCGTTCTGTAGAATGGTGGTTAGCTCCTTCTTCATCTTTTATTATAGATTCATAATATTTATCAGTGTAATTTCCTCCACCAGCTAAGACTTCATTTATAGCTTCTGGATCAAACATAGGCATCTCCATAAGATTACGAACTTGAGTTCTATTCATCTTATGCCTTTGTATAACGTAATCACAATCTTCCATATTTGTAGCCATAGGGTCTGGGTATAAATCCCAACAAGATACAGCTTCTATTTTAGGTACATCTTTATATGTTGGGTTATACTCTCTTTGCCCATCTGTTTTTATCCATTTATGAATAGTTTTAGTATGGGTAAAAGGACCTTTTACTATGCCTGTACCAAGCAATACAGATTCAAAAATAGAATTTCTAACAGCAGTAGTAGCATTAGTTCCTGTTAACTGATCGTGAATAACTTTTTCCATTCGTAAAGCTGCTTCTTGTGCAGGAGATATTTGAGGTTCTCCAACTCTAGAAGGCCCTTCAGCTATAGGAGTACCTTCGTATTTTGAAGACAACCCTCCAAGATAATCTAAGCTATCTGTAGCTTGAACAGATCCGGGAGGCAATTCTCTTCCATCTCCAGAAAAACCATAAGGATCTTGTTCTACCTGTTGGTCTAAAGGTGTTTCTAAATGTGCAAATTCTGCTATACCTTCCGGTACAGGAGTTGCTTCTACTGTGATAGGAAACTTTTTATTTGCAAAAAGTATATCCACTATTTGCCCATAGGCAGCTAACACTTTAGTTTTGGTTATTTTTATAAATACTTTAGATTTTTCTGTAGATGTGTACTGGGTAGTACTATCATAGATTCCTCTAAAATTTTTATAAGCTTTTAACCACCTTGTTTCATGTACTTGTCTTCCATTCTCTGCTTCCTGCTGCCTTCCTTGTATTAAAGAAATAAGACCGGGAGCACTGTCTGGATCAAAATCTTTTGAAACATCTACAGGATCACTCATATTTTATACCTTGTTTATTATTACGTATGTGACTTTGATTGGCCCATAATCATACCTAGTTGTGCAGTGTGACCACTACCTTTGCCAGAAGATGACATCATAGTTGATTCAAATGATCCTTCAATAGAACCAGCATTAGTTCCAGCAATTTCTCCTTCTAATCTTTCACGATGCAATGAGCCTTCGTTAGCTTCACTCATAGCTCCATGTTTTAAACTTCCGTTCATATAGCTCATTAAGTTGTTCATAGTCGTCTCCCTTTATTATTGTTGTTAATTATCTATCTTCCATAAACCCTTTTACAGGCCTATTTGTGTAAGGGTTTCCCCCTGTTTCGTCTAACATCATACCTTGCATCTGTTCTCCTATTTGATACTCAGTGTCTGCTACATTAAGTGCAGCTCTTGTTCTCTGTTGTTGAGTTGTTTTTTCTTCTATTCCTTCAAGATACTCTGCTTTATTTGCTTGATATTCTGTTCTTTCTTCATCAGTTCCTAAACCAACATCTTTTCCTGTTAAACCAAATAGATTAAGAGGCACTTCTGCTGCCATATTTAAACCTTTTGCAAGTGCACCTCCAGAATATTCATCAGAATCTGTAAGCATCCCTATAACTGCAGGTCCTAAAAAAGGAACAGCATAACCTGCTTTTGGTATAACTTTAAATATATTTTTAAGTCTTTTTTTATTTGCTGATTCAACTTTTTCTGGTATAGGTTCTTTTGAACTTGTTCTTTCAGCTATTGCTTGTTCTTTAGCTTCTATGTTTGCTAAAGTTTTATCTAATCTACTATCAATTTCTTCTAATTGTATATCGAGAGATATGTTTTTTCCACTTAACTGATCTACTTTTCCCTTTATTGATTTTTTAGGCTCTATAGGTATGTCTTCAAGACTTGTACCTTGTATATTTATACCATGAAGTTTAGCATTGTCAGAAATGTTATGGCCTAAAAGATCTCCATACACTGTTTTATAAAGGTTATCTAAATCATCAGCTAAAGAGGTTACTATTTTAGACGTGTCACTGCCTAGTGTTTGTAATTCAACTTTTGATAAACCGTCTCCTGCATAAAATTTTTCACCTATTGTTTTTGGTGCATGGCCCATAAAACGACCTAACTTATCTGCATTACTAAAAGTGTAAAATATTCTTGATGTTTGATTTCGTAAATCACCTACTGAAAAAGGTTTGGATTCACCCGTTGCAGTGTATATCCATTTTACACCATTTTTAAGAAATTGTTTTTTTAATAAGTTTGATACTTGATCATTCATAGTATTTGTATTTGTATGCCACAGACCATTGCTCCAACCAGCCTTTTTAGCTAAATCTACCTGCTGGTTTATAACCTGTTTATGAACGTCTCCTAGTTCGTAATTTGCTAAAGCAGTTGTTCCTTCTGCAGTCCCTTTTGTAATTACGTTTCTAAAAGTAGCTGTATCTACAGAATAAGAATGTTTTTTTACCCCTTGAATTAATTGTTCTCCACGTAATCCAGCCGTAGTCTGCATTATTATATAATTTTTTAAACTTAAAGATTTAGGATCACCTTTTTTAGTTAATTCTATAACAACTTCATTAATAGATTTTAAATACCCCTTAGTATTAGGAGCATATGTTAAACTTGTTTTTCTAACAGAACTTTGACCTGCTAGATTTGCTTCTTTTCTAACTTCTACCTGTTCAAATGGATTAACATTTTTTCCACCACCTGCATTTATTATTTGTCTAATGCCTTGATAACGATTTGGTACAAATTTTTTATTTAATAGTTTTTGTGCTGCTTTATCTGTTGTTAATAATTTAACAGAATCTGTTGGCTTATAACCATTTTCCAAAAGAGCCTCATAGGATTTTGTTTTTTTAGCTATGTTATCTTTATTGCCTGTAAGAATAGTTTTTTCATAAGCTTCTTTTATAGTAATATATTTTTCAGCCATCTAATTAATATCCAAATGTTTGGTCTTGGGGTTCATACTTCTGTGTGTGTCTTGACATTCTATGTGTGCTATGTACATTTACTAAAGTTCTACTCATTAACATGTACCTTAACGCATCGTAAGCATGGTCATCAGCTTTTGTATCCACATCTTCAGGATTGGTTTTGGACAAGGGCAGTGTAGGCAAAGTCCTAATAAGATTATTACAATTGGAAAAAATACGTACACGAGGATTTCCATAGTCGTCACAAGCTAACCTTCTGTGTACTTCTATTTTTCCTGACATACGGTTTCTGTCTGATGGTATCCATCTTACTCCCCTTCTGATCATTGTTTCTGCTATACTAGGGCCTAGTCCTGTTCTATTCCAACAGGAAGCATCTAAAACTGTCAATTGCATTGGGGGATCGTCTTTTTCAATCATGGCTATAGTATCACCTAGTCGTTCTCCTGTAAATCCCTTAACGTATAGCTCTCTGTATATCCAAATATTATTATCCCAATCTATTGCACCCCAGAGTATACAAGAAGGACTACTATATCCATAATCTCCTGATCTTACTCTTGCCCATCCTTCTGGAATCTCAAAAGGATCAGAAACATGCATACTTTTACTAAACTCTGTAAAGGCTGCACCTTCGGCTACATCCCAATCTCCTTCAAGGAGTCTTTTTCTTTCTACTTCAGGCAGAGACATCAACATAGCTTCATATTGACCATCATCAAACAGATAGGGATTATCTGTCAACCTAGCAGGAACAAATTTTCTTAGGAACAAAGGTTCCCCTGCTCTATTATGTTTAGGAGGATACTTTAGTATCTTTCCATCATCAAAATCTCTAGCCCAAAAAGGATCTCCCGGTGGAGCATGGTCTAGATACATTTTCTTTACCCACCAGCCCCCAACACCTCCGGGATTTGCTGTGCAACGCATATACATGCCTAATGCTGGGTCTGTTGTTCTAAGTCTAGACCGTAAATAGTTCCATACGTAAGGAGTAGGGTAGTTAGTTATCTCATCTATGCCTATCCAGTTAAAAGCTTGTCCTTGGTACCTTGTTACGTCTCTGTCATCATCCACGTAGGAGAACCATATCTTAGCTCCTGAAGGGAACTCCCATGTTGATTTAGCCTGTTTAAACACTGCTCCGGGAAAGGCCCTTGTATACACTTGTCTACTCTTATCTATAAGCTCTGTTAACTCAGCTAATGTTCTTCTTAGTAATAAACCTCTATGATTAGGGTTTGATGCATCTCTTAGAACATCAGCCAGTAAAGCATAAGATTTACCACCACCAGCAGCTCCTCCATATAATATATCCCTTTCTGGAGACTCTAAAAAGGTAGTTTGAGGCCCTTCATTCGGTCTAAATACAACGTCATGGTCTTTTAGATGGTCTCTAAGTGCTTTTGGTACATTTTTTAGATCATCTGTAGTAACAACGGACTTCCCTCTACCTTTTAGAGCATCATCTATCTTTTTAGATGCCTCCTGAGCCCTTTTTGATACTACTCTGGCTTTTTTAGCTTTGTTTGTAGCCTTTTCAGCATTTCTACGTTTAGTAGAGATACTTTTTTGAGTAGCAAGTTTGGCTCTCATGCGAGATGACCAGTTATATGAGGTTTTTGGTTCCCCCTCTTTCCTTGCTGGTCTACCTCGTTTTTTCTTTTGTTCTTCTATAGGTATAATCCTTTATCCATACGTTTTGTTAAACCCGGATTTGATATCTTTCTTCCTGAAGCTGTAGTTAACCATCGAGATGCTTTAGCTGGGCCTACTGTTCGTACATAATCAAAAGCTTTGTCTAGTAGTTCTAGTTCTTTCTCTACAGGTTCATATGTTTTCTGATCTTCTGATAACTTATAGCCAAAAGGAACAGTAGAGGATGATCTATTTTTGTTTTCTATACCCAAGGAACCTTTGTTCCTCCATGGTACACTCTAGCATGGCCTTCATCTATAAGTTGTTGGCATATATCTACATCTTCTACAAAAGGTAAGCCTAATATCCTACCAAACTTGCCTTTTTCGTCTTTAAACGTCTTTATTATAAACTTTTTCGGAAGAAGTTCTTTAAGCCTAGCTTTAGCAGCCAATCCAAGAGCTTTTTCTTCCAAATTACGGGTTCTCGACTCGGGTGTATTGATTCCGAGTAATCGTACCCTTTCCTTTGATAATATGATTTTAAAACCAAGGTCAATATGTACATCTATTGTATCTCCATCAATTACTCTGTCTAAACTACATCTATATTCGTGCATTCACAATTCCCACATTGGTTTTCTTCTGTACATTCACAGTTTTCACAAGTGCAATCTGCACATTTCCATTCTTTTTTTTCTTCTTCACTCATATTATTGCCCCGTTAAAGGATTTGATAAAGCTCTTTGCAGCTTAACACCAAATCGTTCTTCTAAACTTTTCATTTCCTCTGTTAAGAAGTCTTGTCTTCTCTGTGCACCTTCTTCTAGTGCTGTACGTTTAGAGTCAAATCTATCAGAAGCATGTTGTACTAAACTATTAAGGTTAGTTTGTGCATCTGTAATAACTACCTGCATATCTACCTTAATTTTTTCTATTTTGGAATATACATTTCTGTTTAACTCTCTGTTATCATCTACAATCACATCCATAGAGTCTTGTAAACCATACATATCAGCTTTTAGATCTGTTTTAATAGTTCTAACAGAATCTTGAGCAGATGTCAACAATTCTTTTAATGTTTTTAACTCTGTATCTACTCTTTTTTCTAAACTTGTTACTGTTTCGTTGATAATGCCTATCTCTCTGTTAAATCCACTAAGATCAGGCTCTACATATGCTGATATCTGTGCTTCCATAGCTTGCCAACGACCATATACTTCAAATCCTCCCCAGATTCCTCCACCTAGTGTACTCAAAGCTGTAAGAATGGCAATTAGTTTACCACCCTTAAATTTAACTCCTGCAAATTCTACTTCACTACTCATACTGTTGACTTATCATGTTTTCCATTTGTAAACTTGAGCTAACAGATATATAACTGCCTAAAGGATCTGGCAATACAGTGTTTTCATATATTTCTTTTGTTTCATACCAAGAAGGCTGTACTACTGGTATCTGATTGCTGTAAGTAGAGATGTCTGGACCTAATGCATTCACAAGAGCTAGTGTTGTCAGTTGAGATACAGGGTCATAACTACTAGCCATTGCTGTCATTATCCTTTTTGCCTTCTTCTGCTTCTGTACCTGCTCTTTAGTCGGTTTGTCCTCTGCAATCTCTTTCGGTTGCTCCTCAATTTTTTCTACCTTTTCTACTGCAACTTCTATTTCTTCTTTAGGCTCTTCTTTAACAGCTTCTTCTTTAGGTTCTTGTTTCTCTGCAACAACTTCTACTACTTCTACTTCTTTAGGTTGTTCTTCTACCACTTCTTGAGTCTGTTGTACTTCTATTTTAGGCTCTGGTTTTATCTCTACCTCTACAAACTCTTTAGTATCCGGCATTTTTATCTCTACAGCATCTACTTCCATGCCTACATTCTCTATTTCTGCTACGGCTATTGATACTTCTTGCATTACTTCATCAAAAGACATGTTACCTACATCCATATCCTGAAACATTGTATCCATACTGGACATAGTATCATGTGGCATATCTAATGGCATGTCATCTACTTCCATATCAGAAGAAAACTCTGCAGTTCCTAAGTCAATATGGACTACCATATCCATATCCTGCATCATACTGTCCATCTCTTGTTGCTGTTCCGGAGAAGAAGACTCATATGTGTCCATCATTTCTAATGTTAAGGACTCACTCATCTGCATAGGTTGTACTATCTCTACCCATGTCTCTACAGCAGTTGTTATTACGTTGTAGTTTACAGTGTAAGCTACGTTGTCAAAGAAATAGTTATTTTTACCACCTACTCTTATAAAAACCTTATCAAGATCTCCTGTAAAGTTTTGTATTCCTGTAAAAGTCTCTGGATTCCCTGTATTTTCAAGGTTTATCTGTCCAGACTCCCATTGTAATATGTTGTCGTTGTATCCTTTAGTCTCAAAGTACCCTGTGGTATTCCCTTGTGAGTGGTACATCTGAAGTTCCCACTCTAAAGCTCCTCCATCAGAGATATGAAAGTCACTTATGTCTACATACTGGTCAAACGTAGTTAGTGTACTACTTGTTCCTTTACCACACTTGCCTGTGTTAAAATGTGCACTACAATCTGGCATACTAGCAGATCCAATCCCACCCCAATCAGAATCCATGTCCCCTTCGTATTTCTTAGCTACGACACCTGTGTTACTATCTAAAATATTACCTGTTGTTAGGTTTTCTATAATAGTAGTTGTTTTTGTTACAGTATCAATATGTCCTTCACCAAGATGCTCAGTTACTTTTTCTTCTACAGAGGTTTCCCCCGGTGTTAATAACTCAGCTTTACTAGAGAAGGAGTAAAAGAAGAAGGCCACCAAGGCCAATGCCAATGCCGGCAGCTTCCTCTTTGGTAATTTCCACATCTGTAACATTCTCTTTAACCCATTCATCATAATCTGGTCTCTTTTCAGGATTGTTTGCCCATGATTTTGCAGCATCTAATCCTATTTTTCCTTTGTATGGACAGGGGGTGCCTGCCATTTCCATTGCTTGAAATACTCTTGCGTCTTGACAGAGCATGGCTATTGCTCCTACTTTCATTCCCATTCTATACAGCCTAGAAGATAGTTTCATACGTTCACAATTCATATCTCTTATGGCTGTACCACCGGCTAGACCAAATATCTGTGTCTGTATTGCACCGGTAGCAGCAAAGCTGCAAACATCCTGATTGTTTATCATTACGGATGGGGCATTAGCAGTACTTGGAGTTCTGTCAACTGTAGTAGTGCCTGATACGGTAGATGATGTTGAAGTTACTGTATCAGCTGCAAATACACTGATGGACAGCATCAGTATAGTACAGATTATGATACAGTATAGTATTTTCATTACTTATAGTTAGCTTTTCTCATACCACCACCCATAGCATAGGTTTTCTTAATCTTGCCACCATATGCATTTTTATCTTTAACTAAATGTTGCAACTTTTTTATTTTTTCTGCTGTGTCTATATCTTTCATTGAAACACCCATTGCTGCTAATAAAGCTTTAATTTTATCTAATTCTTTAAGATTCATCTACTAGATCTCTGCACAAGCATAGCAATTAATTTCAAGGCCTACAGCTACTTCTTTAAATGTTGGTGTTTTCCACATGGTGTTACTCCTCATTAAATGTTACATTAGGCA